TTTTATAATTCATATGTAGGTGGTAAATGGTATAGACCTATTGAGAGTTATAAAGATCTTGAGTTTAGACGAAAGATAAGTGAAGCTAGAACAGGAAAAGGTTTAGGAGAAAGAGCAGGTATGTATAAAGGTAAAGCAGAATTATATCTTAATGGTAAACGAATGGTCGTTGATTGTCTAGGTGCATGGTGTGATAAAAATGGTTATGATAGAGGAGCATTAAATGCTATAGCACGTACTACTAGAGATGGATTTATTGAAAATATTAATATTAAAGGAGGACCTAAAATAAAAAGAAGATCACTTTCTTATAAAGGACCTTTAGGAACTATAACAAAAGTAAGAAGATTAGGAAAGGAGGTAAAAGATGTCAGTAAAAAAGTCAATGTATGAATCAGCATTATCTGAGTTTGAATCTCAAAGAGATAAAGCTATTTCTACTGCACGTATATACTTGGAACATCCTGTGGGTATAGGAGAACATCCCCAAGTTATTGATGAATTTATTAAGCAAATAAAAAAAGCTGCTGAAAATGAAGAAGCTATTTATATGTTGCAAAATACATTCCAAGATGAGATAAGTCCAAAAGAAAAATGATAGATGGAACAAGACTATTTCAGTATAACATTGGATGTATCTTCTAAGAATGAAGAACGACCAGAAAGAGTTTTATTTTTATCTGTTATACTACAAGCATTGTTAGATGCTACTAAAACAAAGAGTAAAGTTGAGACTCCTCAAACAAGTATTGAGAGAGAACGAGCACGTGCATGGTTTTTCTGTAGTGTAGGTGTAACGTGTGATGATTTTGAGGATGTATGTTATAATGCAGGTCTTAGTCCTGAATATACAAGAAGCTTTGCATATAAAGTAATTCATTCAAAGGAGATAGGATATGTCAGACAAAAAATTAAAAGAGTCTTCGATAAAAAATGAGAGGTATGATGAGTATATGGCAAGAAGAAGTGCTGAAGAAAGATTAATAAAAGGTACGTATAAGTATGAATATGATAATGCTACTAATAAACAAATAGGTGGAGATCATTATAAAAATTGTGCGATACAACCAATAGATTATATTGTTAAAAATAATCTTGACTTTCTAGAAGGAAATGTGGTAAAATACATTACTAGACATAAGACAAAGGGTGAAGGTAAAAAAGATATAGAAAAAGTAATTCATTATGCAGAATTAATATTAGAATTAAAATATGGAAAGGAAAAATAGATGGCATCATTGATGGGTAGTAATTATTTACCTACTGAATACCAATCATTTATACATATGTCTAGGTATTCAAGATGGTTAGAAGAGGAAGGTAGAAGAGAGACATGGAGTGAAACTGTAGGTAGATTAATATCATATTTTAAAAATCATATGAGTACAAATTATAAAGGTGTTATTAAAAATAAAGAATGGGATGAAATAGAAGAAGCTATACTATCATTACAAGTGATGCCATCCATGAGAGCATTAATGACTGCAGGTGGAGCATTAGATAGAGAGAATATAGCAGGATATAATTGTTCTTATATTCCTATTGATAGTCCAAGAGCATTTGATGAAGTGTTATATATACTTATGAATGGAACAGGTGTAGGTTTCTCTGTTGAAAGACAGTATGCAGATAAGCTACCTACTATACCTGATCAAGAGTTTGAAAATACAGATGATGTTGTATCTGTTGCTGATTCTAAAGAAGGATGGGCAAGAGCATTTAGAGATTTAATATCTTATCTTTATACAGGTAGAATACCAAAAGTAAGTATAACAAAAGTAAGACCTGCAGGTGCTAGATTAAAAACATTTGGTGGTAGAGCAAGTGGTCCTCAACCTTTAGTAGATTTATTTGATTTTACTATTAGTAAATTTAAAGGTGCAAGAGGTAGAAAATTATCCTCTATGGAATGCCATGACATTGTATGTAAGACAGGTGAAGTTGTAGTAGTTGGTGGTGTTCGTAGGTCAGCACTTATATCTTTATCTAATTTATCAGACCAACGTATACGTGCTGCTAAGAAAGGTGAATGGTGGAATGATAATCCTCAAAGAGCATTAGCTAATAACTCTGTTGCTTACACAGAGAAACCTGATGCTGGTGTCTTTATGAAAGAATGGTTATCTTTATATGAAAGTAAATCAGGTGAACGTGGAATATTTAATAGAGTATCTGCACAAAAGAAAGCTAGTGAGAATGGTAGACGAGATGCATCTTGGGATTTTGGTACTAATCCTTGTAGTGAAATTATTCTTAGACCAAATCAATTCTGTAACTTAACTGAAGTTGTATGTCGTTCTACAGATACTGCTAAAACTTTAAAAAATAAAATAAGAATAGCTACTATCTTAGGTACAATACAATCTACCTTTACAAATTTTGGCTACCTAAGAAAGAGATGGCAGAACAATACAGAAGAAGAAAGATTATTAGGTGTATCTCTTACAGGTATTATGGATTGTCCTGAATTAAATGGTTCGTTTTCTGGTGTTGGTGTTACATTAAAACATTTAAAAAATCATGCGATTGAAACCAATAAAGAACTTGCTAAAAAATTAGGCATACCACAATCAACTGCTATCACTTGTGTTAAACCTTCAGGTACTGTCAGTCAATTAGTTGATAGTGCTAGTGGTATTCATGCAAGACATAATCCTTACTATATAAGAACAGTTAGAGGAGATAATAAAGATCCACTAACAGAATTTATGAAAGCATCTGGTATACCTAATGAACCTGATGTAATGAAACCAGAACATACTACTATATTTTCATTTCCTATGAAAGCTCCTGAAGGTTCAGTATGTAGAAAAGATATAACTGCTCTTGAGCAATTAGATATATGGAAAGAGTATGCACAACATTGGTGTGAACATAAACCTTCTGTAACTATTAGTGTTAAAGAAGAAGAATGGATTTCTGTAGGTGCATGGTGTTGGGAAAACTTTGAACATGTAAGTGGTATATCTTTCTTACCCTTCTCTGATTATACATATCAACAAGCACCATATCAGGATATAGATGAGAAGACTTATAAAAAGTTAGCAAAAGAAATGCCAACGAATATTGATTGGAATATACTTCAAGACTTTGAAACAGAAGATAATACGAAAGGATCACAACAACTTGCCTGTACTGCAGGTGTTTGTGAATTGGTGGATATAGAATGACATATGTAGTAACTGAAGCTTGTATAAAATGTAAGTATATGGACTGTATAGAAGTGTGTCCTGTCGATTGTTTTTATGAAGGTAAGAACATGTTAGTAATCAACCCAGATGAATGTATAGACTGTGGTGTATGTGAACCAGAGTGTCCAACTGAAGCTATTGTTCCTGATTCATTAGAGGAAGCAGATAAATGGTTAGATGTAAACGAAAAATATTCAGGTATATGGGCAAACATAACACGTAAAGGAACACCTCCTGATGATAGTGAAAAGTATGATGGTGAAGAAGATAAATTTAATAAATATTTTTCAGAAGAATCTGGAAAAGGTGATACTTAAATGATAAAAAGAATACATGTAAATCAACATAATATAAAATTTAATCAGAAACATGGTACAAATAAACCTGTCATTACTATTAAAACTTATAAGAATAATAATTATGCACATGAGGTAGATATATTAGGAGAGAGTAAAGTTATTTATAGACCTGATAAACCTTTATCTTGTGGAGCTAAAGTATGGATTGAAACAAATTCAGAGGTGATACTTAAATGAAAACAATATGGCTATTATATATGCTTGTTTCTTTTAATGGTGATCCTCAATCACAAATAGAAGAGTATGATACAGAAGAAGAATGTCAAGAAGAAAAAGAAAGAGTTCTAGAAGAAATTAAAGAGGTATATGATATTGATAATGCTCAACTATATTGTATACTAAGTGCAAAAAAGTCTTGACTTTTATAGAAAAGTGTGTCATAATTACACTATAGAATGCCAATTAAGGGTTCTATAACTCGCTTATAAAGGAGAAAAAGATGAGTCTATTTCATAATATAAATAGATATGCTATAGGATTTGATCATTTGATGGATCATATGGTAGCATTACAAAATAATGATGTCTTAGCTGGTAATGATTATCCACCTTATGATATTGTTAAAGCAGGAGAAGATAAATATACTATAGAATTAGCAGTTGC